TTAAGAGAAGAAATTATAAGAGATCTGTGGCCTCCATTTGGAGACCACATTTTTTTTTCGTATATTGTAACATAAATTTAATTCTAGAATGGGCAAAAACATAGTAATAATAGGAGCAGGAGTGGCAGGAGTAAACGCAGCTACAAAATTGGTTGATAATGACTTTGATGGTCAAATAACAATTATAGATATGGGTAAAGACCCATATTTAAGACCATATGAAGAGGTAATGACTGGTTATTTAGGAGCAGGTGGTTGGTCAGATGGTAAATTAACATATTCTACTCAAATTGGTGGACAATTATCTAAATATGTAGGTGATGAAAAGGCAATGGAGTTAATGAAACAAGTAGTAGATAATTTTACTAGATTTCACCCACACCCAGAGCAAATTATATTATCATCACCTGATGAAGAACCAGAATTTATTAAACCATACTTTGGTTTAAGGTTATTTCCATGTTGGCACATTGGTACTGATTATTTACACGAAATTGGTAAAAGTTGGTATGACTATTTAGTTAGTAAAGGTGTAGTATTTCACTGGGAAACTAAGGTTAGTGATATTAATTTTGAAGATACATTAATTAGTGCTAAAAACGATTTAGGTGAATTATGGTTAAACTATGATAAATTAATATTTGGTGTAGGTAAATCAGGAATTGATTTTACCTCTGAAATAATGAAAAAGTATGATTTACCAACTGAAGAAAAACCAGCTCAAGTAGGTGTTAGATTTGAAGCGCCACAAAAACACTTCCAAAAGTTAATTGATATTGCTTATGATTTTAAGCTGTATAGAAAGATGGATAATGTTAGTTTAAGATCGTTCTGTACAAATAATAATGCAGCATATGTAGCAGTTGAAGAAACATATGGTGATCACAGTTATAATGGTCACGCTAAAAAAGATGAATCATTTAGAAATAATATGACTAACTTTGGTATTCTAATGGAAGTCAGAGGTATTGAACAACCCTTTAAATGGGCAAGAGAATTAGTAGGTAAAGTACAAGAAAATAGTACAGGTTTATTTTATAGTCCAACAAGAGAACCATCTACAACATCAGAAGGCATAGATGTATCAGCTACTAAAATTAAAGATTTAAATGTAGTTAAAGATGCATTTCAAGGATATTACAAATACATTGAGGATTTTATCAATGACATGAAGTTAGTATTTCCTACGTTAAAAGACGATTGGGGAATCTATGTACCTGAGGTTAAATATCTGGCTCCTGAGCCACTGGTTAATTATAGTGATCTTTCGTTAACCAAATACCCAAATGTTCACTTTGTAGGAGATGCCCTTTCTGCAAGAGGTATTTCGGTATCAGGGGCTCATGGTACACTAGTTGCTGAAAGTATTTTGGAAAATTAATAAAAATTACGTATATTGAAGTATGGAAAATAAATATAAAGAATGGCCTAGAAGTCAAAAATTAAAAAAAGCTGATGGAACAATCGCTTACATTTGGGATAATAAATTACATAATTGGGAGGGACCAGCATTAATACCAGAAGGCAACGAGAAAAAAGGTGAATACCATTTATATGGAATACAGTATAGTAAAGAAGAGTGGAAAGAAGCAATCAGGCAACAAACAGGATTACCTTGGTACAAAAAACCAGCACCAAAAGGTATGACACATAGAAATTAATATGAAAATAGGATTATGTGGCACAATGAGTGTCGGCAAAACAACATTAGTAAAAGCACTACAGGAATTACCTGAATTTAAGGATTATAATTTTGCTACTGAACGTAGTAAATATTTAAATGATTTAGGTATTCCATTAAATACAGATTCTACATTAAAAGGACAAACAGTATTTTTAGCTGAACGTTGTGCTGAATTAATGCATGATGATATTATAACAGATAGAACCATAATTGATGTTATGTCATTTACTCAAAATGCTAAATCAATCCCATATCAGGATAAAGATAAATTTATTGAATATGCAAAAGAATTTATTAGAGAATATGATTATATATTTTACATATCTCCTGATGGTTTAGATATAGAAGATAATGGGGTACGTGAAACAGATGAACATTATAGAGATGTTATTGATTTTACTATTACAAGTTTTATTAAAAAATATGCATATATGATGAAAAATATTGAAACGATTAAAGGTTCTACAGAAGAGCGAATTGAACAAATATTAAAGTTTACTAATCTTTAACATATTTATAATAAAAATATACTGTAATGAAAAAATCCGAATTAAAATCATATATTAAGGAAAATATTAGGTTAACTCTTAGTGAAGAAATAGACAACCCAGAATATTATTTTAAATATTTAACTAAATTAAGAGACTCAGGTGTAACTAATATGTTTGGTGCTGCTCCATATTTAATGGCTGAATTTGGTTTAGATAAAAGAACAGCAAGAGAAATATTAGCTAAATGGATGAAATCATTTTCAGAAAATGTAAGTGAAGCATCTCCTGAAGATGTTAAAGCTCAACAAGATCTAAATAAAGAATTAGAAAAAACTGTACAGTTAAAAAAAGATGCTGGTATAGATGAAGATGTAGATGATGATGATGTAGATGCTAAAGCAATTAAAGTAGCTAAAGGTGCTAGAGGTAAATTTAAAAAATTAGATTTAGCAGTTAAAGCTTTAAAAAATATAGAAACTGAAATGAAATCATTAGCTAGAAAATATAGTGCTGCTGATGAAACAGAAAAAGAAAAAATTAAAAGTATTTTAAGAGTTAAAACACCAAAGAAAAAAGAATTAGAATCATTAGTTGCAAAATTAGAAAAAGATGCTATCTAAAGAAAGAGTAATTGCCTATAGTATAATCGTTATTTTATTAAGTACATTAATTTATTTTGTATTTTTAGGTGATGAAGAGTATGTTGAAGATTACAATTCTAAAATAGAAGCATTAGAAGCAAAAGTTGATTCTTTACATCATATAAATGATGATTTAGTATATAAAATAGATACATTAAATCAAGAAATTGTAAAATTAGATTCAGAGATTGAATCACAAGATAAAAAGATTGTCACTTTAAAATATAAAGTAAATGAAAAAGTTAATTCCGTTGATAATTTTAATGATGATGAGCTTCTCAAGTTTTTCACAGACCGATACAAAAAGATCGATTCGACTGAAAGTACCAATAGCGAAGCTCGTAATTAAAGACTTAGTAATAGGGGACGGAGCGAAAGAAGAGTTAAGTTTATTAAGTAATAAATTAAATTTATTAGAAAATAAAATTGTTTTAAAAGATAGTATTATTACTAATCTAAATAAAAGTGTTATGAATTTTGAAAGTATTTTAATTACAAAATCAGACCAATTAGCTATGTCACAAGAGCTATCTTTAAAACTACAGACTGATTTGAAAAAACAAAAAGCAAGAACAAAATTGTTCCAATTAGGTTCGGGTGCGTTAGTAGTTGGAGGATTAGTATTGTTATTAGCTAAATAATATGGCTGGAGATTTAAAAAAAGTAATAAGGCAAGAATATCTAAAATGTGCAAAAGATCCTGTACATTTTATGAGAAAATACTGTTATATCCAACACCCACAAAGAGGTAGAATTCAATTTAATTTATTTCCATTTCAAGAAAAAGTATTAAAATTACTTAGAGATAATCCCTATAGCATTATCTTAAAATCAAGACAGTTAGGTATATCCACTTTATCAGCAGGGTTATCCTTATGGTTAATGACATTTCATAAAGATAAAAATATTCTTTGTATTGCAACTAAGCAAGAAACAGCTAAAAATATGGTTACAAAGGTAAAATTCATGTATGAAAATTTACCTTCATGGCTTAAAGTAGACGCAGCCGAAAATAATAAATTAAATCTACGACTAAAAAATGGATCCCAAATTAAAGCAACATCAGCTTCAAGTGATGCAGGTAGATCAGAAGCAGTATCTTTACTACTAATTGATGAGGCAGCTTTTATTGATAATATTGGAGAAATTTGGGCTTCAGCTCAACAAACACTAGCAACTGGTGGTGGTTGTATTGCTTTATCTACTCCTTATGGTACAGGTAATTGGTTTCATCAAACATGGACTAGAGCAGAAGCAGGTGAAAACGATTTTGTTCCAATTAAATTACCTTGGTTTGTACACCCAGAAAGGGATGAAGCATGGAGAAAAAGACAAGATGAATTATTAGGTGATCCTAGAATGGCAGCACAAGAGTGTGATTGTGATTTTAGTACTTCTGGTGATATTGTATTTTATCCTGAATTAATAGATTTTTACCAAAAAACTTATATTAAAGACCCATTAGAAAGAAGAGGTGCAGACCAAAATTTATGGGTATGGGAACCAGCAGATTATACAAGAAATTATGTTGTAGTAGCTGATGTATCTAGAGGTGATGGAAAGGATTACTCAGCATTTCATGTTCTTGATACAGAAAATAATGTACAAGTAGCTGAATATAAAGGACAAATCGGTACTAAAGAATATGGAAATTTATTAGTAGGAATAGCTACAGAATATAATGAAGCAATGTTAGTAATAGAAAATGCTAATATTGGGTGGGCTACTATACAAACAGTAATTGATAGACAATATCAAAATCTTTATTATTCACAAAAGAGTGACCAAGCAAATGTTAATTCGTATTTTGATAAATATCAAGATCATTCTAAAATGGTTCCTGGATTTACTATGTCAACAAGAACAAGACCAATGGTAATAGGTAAATTTCAAGAATATATTAGTGATAAAGGTGTAACAATACAATCTAAAAGATTGATAGAAGAGATGAAAACATTTATATGGCGTAATGGAAGACCAGAAGCTCAATCAGGTTATAATGATGATTTAGTTATGGCTTTTAGTATAGGAATGTACATTAGAGATACGGCATTAAAATTTAGACAAAGAGGAATAGACATAACAAAACAAGCTTTAAGTAACATGCAAGTTAATAGAACTCCTTACCAAGGTAGTTACGGAACTGGTAATAAAGTCAGAAATCCGTATAGTGTAGATACACCAGGTGGTAAAGAAGACGTTAATTGGCTATTTTAGCAATATTTATAACAATAATTATATACAAACATGGCAAATACAAGTGTATTCGATAGATTAAGAAGATTATTTTCAACTGATGTTGTAATAAGAAATGTAGGAGGTAATCAAGTTAAAACTATAGATTCAGGACATATTCAATCAAGTGGAGAATATGAAACTAATGCATTAGTAGATAGATTTAACAGAGTTTATTCTACAGCACCAACATCTTTATATGGTGCTCAATTTAACTTAAATTACCAATATTTAAGAACCCAACTATATTCAGAATATGATGTAATGGATCAGGATGCTATTATAGCTTCTGCTTTAGATATTATAGCAGATGAATCTACACTTAAGAATGATATGGGTGAAGTACTTCAAATTAGAAGTTCAAGCGAAGATGTTCAAAAAATATTATATAACTTATTTTACGATGTATTAAATATAGAATTTAATCTTTGGATGTGGGTTAGACAAATGTGTAAATATGGTGATTTTTTCTTAAAACTAGAAATAGCTGAAAAATTTGGTGTGTATAATGTAATACCTTA